CCATGTTCACAAGTGTCATTGCTAGTTGGGCTACGGCCTGTGCCGGTGGTCGCCAACCACCTGTCCTACCTACACACAACATCTATATACATCAAACGCAGCTCAGACGCGCCACAACCAGGCGCCGAGTGATGTGGTCGCAACGAACCGACTCACCTCGGCCGCCCAATCAGCCGTCTCCTGCATGTAACTGTCCCAATTGTACCGACGATACCCACCCCTCAAGAACTTGTGATCCACCAAATACAGTAGCAACCTCGTGACGATCGGTTTCAGTTTGTCGCCCAATCCGTACATCGGCCCCCAATCCCCCACCGTGCCCTATGCCAACGATATCAATATCGAACCTGGCGCACGGCTCTTGTACTGCATCAGCTTCGTGCCGTAGGCTGAATCGATCGCGGCCATTTTCTGTACAACGCCCCAGCCCTGCACCCTTGCTTCCGCGTCGATCGCCTCTGATCTGAAATCTCGCTTGACCACCCCCGCCACTGATGTGCCCGTTAAAGCCAACAGACTGTTAACTCTGTCTGGCTTGGCGGCGCTGAGCAGCCGCGCCGCATACGTGACATTGAAATGGAGCTGCTGACTGTGCGTGTAGATGTCGTACCCATGAGAGTGGCTGACCCAGTCACTCCATGACCGCTTGAAGTTGTGGCGTACGCGGTAGTCCGATTCAGGGTCGTCCACGCCTTGGGACCAGTTCGCCAGCGTCTTGTCAATGAGAAGATCCTTGGCCGCCGCGCTGACCGTAACTCCGGACACGACCAGCTTGGCAGCAACATCGCTCGCCGCATTCTCTGCCCCCAGCTTGTTGCGTATGGTTGGCCGCAGTGCCGATGCCGGCGGCAGTGGCCTGACACCGCGCATCCTCGTGCCTGGCTCGGCCATGCCGCCGCGCCACGGCGGTAGACGGAAGACCTTGTTCGCCGCGGCACCGAGCTTACGACCGGCCAGCATGCCCGCTGCTAGCCCAGCAGCGACGTGGTCAGCGCCGCGCGCAACCAGCTTCGCTGCGACGGAGCGCAACGTTCGCGACCGCTCGATGGGCGAGCTCAGTGTGCTGGAGTCAGGGTTGACAGTCACGATTGAATGCACCATGCGCGGTAAGTACTGCCAAACACCGTCGCGCTGTATCGACAGCCTCAAGAACTCAGTTCGCATGCTCGGACGCAGAAGGACTGATGAAGAACTTTGCGGGGTTGATGTTGTGGCCATCCGCGTTCATAAGCACCACGTACAGTTGCGTCGCCCCCGGGTTCGCCGTCCTGCTAACACCGTCGTCGCCGGCTGCAAACCTGTTGTCGACCACTGCGCTGCCAGCTATGCTGTTGACTCCTCGCTCGGCCTTCTCATGCCAGACCTTGTTCAACATTGTTCCCAGGAACGCCGTCTGCCAAAGCCCCGATAAAAGCATGTTCTCCCACGGTATCGTCACACTCTGCTCCCCCACGGTGCTGCCGGCTGGCAGTGACGCAATGGCCGCCTCGTCACCTTGGGCACGCGGCACAATGATGCGCATCGTGTTGGACGCTCGTAGCACGGCCGCGATCACGGCCTGCACGTCGGGCCGCTGGCCGACGGTACGATCAACGTGCTTGCAAAAGCTGCGGACCCAGTTGATCTGCTCGTCCTTCAGTACTTGGAATTCGAACTGGCCCATGTCGTCAGGGTCCTCCTGCCATTTGCCCTCCGGCCGCATTTCGGCAAGCATGCGCACCAGGCCGAGAGCCGACTTGCCCACCGTCGACCACGG